ATATTTTGGATGCGGTATTATCTTGAGTACTTCAGATAATACTTTTGTGGCAAGATCTACGCTTATCGGATCCGTGGATTTGGCATAATCTGCCGAATACAACCACGTGTTCCTCGATTTTGTGGACAGCTCAACTTCTCGACCCTCAAGAATATCTTGGGTGGTTCGTATTTTCTTGGTGAACTTCATCAAGAAGGAAGTGAGTATTCGTCCTAGGTAGATCGTAGCTGGACCATGTTTGGTCGCTACGCGGACTTTACCTGACTTTTCGACAATAGGAAACACAGTTGCTGCAGATTCATCTTTGTAATTCTCCAGAGCAAACCTTAGAGAGTCCCCTATGGGATCTTTTGGCCACGAAAGTGGCTCTCTAAGTACACGTTTGCTAGCTTCAATCACGAATGCTGTATCATACTCTTTGGTAGGTCGAGTGATGGAGTAATCCATCAGCCCTACTAAGTGTAACAGCTTCCACAGATGTCTTCGAGTTATTTCTTCAAACTCTTGCTCCGTCAGTGTCCAATCTTGCATTTCTAAGTGCAAGTTCTTCAACAGATCTTGTACAGATTTAACTGTCAAAGGTTGCCTTTCGGACTCTTGAGCAATGAAAGACTCGAAGAACATGATGACCACAGGGTACAAGCTCACTTGGCTGAAAAGCTGAGAGCGTACACCTCCTTGTTTTCTGGAGGCTGTGGTACATGCGTGATTGTTTGGAATTGGTAAAGATAAATTTGTCGTTTTCTTTCGACTTTTAGCATCTAGGAGATGATGGATATATTTTCGAAGAGAAGACCATGTCTTCTCTGTTATATCCTCTGATCTCGTTACTAATCGTTCGATACCTTCTTCTAATTGAGAGTTTATACTCTCTTTTGGAGGTGGTGATACGATTAACGAGCGTCCTAGGGAAGTTGAAAGAAAGTATCGACGAAGATCAATACCAGCAACAGACTGTTTCCTTTTGTGAGGAGTCTTGCGATCACATTGGTTTCCCTGTACACACGAAAAGAGCTCCAATCGACCGTTATTGTCCCACGTTTGAGCATATGCTCGTAATGACGTGGCTTTAGCTGCCTTTAGGAACTCTTCTAGTATGAGTACCAATCGATGTTTGTTGCGTGGGGCGTGGAGGTAAGTCTTATTATTAAGTAACTTACCGAATCGCAACATGAAGGCAGACATCAAGGCTGTAAAATTCTTACAGACTTGACGGTACTGAAA